GCCTGCATAAAGAATATTAATGTTTTGTATTTGTCCAACATAATTTGAAATTGGTGTAAACTGCGCACCTGTTCCTAAGATTCCTGGTATTGTAAGAACTGCACCATTTGCATCAGTATTTGCTGAAGTAATATTAACAGTAGGTAAATTGTAATTTCTATAACCCATTCCACCTAAAGGATAGTGTGCGCCGCCTGTTATAGCATCTAAAACAGAATATATGTAATTTGCAGAAACAATTGAACCTGTAGGGTCAACGGATACATTTGCATACGCTCCGTAACCTGTTCCACCCGTAATTGTAATAATGTCGTTATTTGTATATCCTACACCACCAGAAACAATTTGAATTGGAGCAAGAATACCTAAATTTTGTATATCTGCGTTATCTATATTGTTTACTAATGTTGTTAAATTATTTGTTGTGTTGTATAACGATTGTGCTGTTATTGAATTAAATTTTGAAATATAAGCACCAGGAGAATCAACCGATACAATAGAAATAGGATAAGTTGTAAACTGTGTAAATTTAAATGCCTGTGATAATTTAGTATTTACATTTGTTGAAGCATTATTGGAAAAATAATAATTACTACTTCCAATAGTAATATTATTTGCTGCTATACTACCAATAGTATCTGTTGGTAAAAAACCAACAGGCGCTGGACTATTTGTATCTCCGCCTCCAATAGCAGGAATCGTAGCAATTGGTGCCGTTGCTTCCGGATTTAAATCAAATTTAATAACTGTATCAGGAGAAATTCTATAACCATAACCTCCGGCTACAGGTAAAAGGTATTGTAATGAACCTGTAGTTGTTGTACCTACTATGGCAATCGCAGAATTTTGTGTTAATGGGTCAGTTAATCCGCCATAAAAAACTACTGGATCGCCTGTTTTGTATAGAAGGCCTTGATTTGAGGGGTCAACAACTATTGAATTTACTGAACCTATAATTGTGCTTTGTAAAGCATATTGATAGGCGTTATTATATTGGTCGTATTTTGTTACAAAAATTTGATTAAAATTTGAATTTACGATAGAAACAATCTCACCAGAAGTAAAATTTCTTTGTAAATTTCGAATATAAATTTTAGTTACATTTCCGTCTAATATAATGTTTTCAATATCTGCAATTGCCTTTGATTGGGAACCAAGAACTTTATAGTTTCCATTTGGTGATAATGCTTGAAAAAAACTTGGGTCTGTTGTATTTAAAGAAAGATATTGTGTAATGTACCAAGTTCCAGAAGAACTTTTTAAAACTGATTCTTCTGTAAAAAAGAATTCTACTGTAGAACCAAAAATAATTTGGAACAATAATTCGTATGAAGCGGTCGTTCCTTTTGATTGATATAATTCTTTAGCAATTCTTATTGCTTTTGGTTTATCAATTAAAATTTCTTTTGGAAAATAAGATAAGAACTCTTTATAGAAATAATCTAAAAATTGATCCGTAGTGTTATCAATATCATCATAAGTTAATATATTTTTTGTGTAATCTATTACATTATTTTGTTTTTCTAACCATTCATAATAAGCTTGTAAGAATAATACAAAATTGGAATAATCAGGATCGTCCCGAATAAATTCAGGAATTTGTGAGGGTATTAATAATGAAGTCTTATTAGGTGTCATGAATTTTGAGCAATTACATTAACAACAATAGCACCTACATCAGCATTATCTAAAGTAATAATTTGATTATATGTAGAACTTATTACCGGTGTAGACGGCGTTGCCTTAATTGAAAGTTGACCTAAAGTATTATTTACATTTGTTGTTGAAAAATTATTTAAATAGATAACACCTTTATTATAATCAATTTGTCCTACATTAGAACTAATTACTGTTTTTGTCGAATTATTTGAAGTATTATAATAATTTTGCAATATACCGTATTTTCCTTGTAAATTTACAGTTAATTGAGCTCCTGTTCCTGTTTTATCATAACTTTGCGGAGTAACTGTAGCATATGCTTGTGTATAATTATTGCCTGAAGAAGTTACTACAATTGTTTGAATACTTCCGTTGACTAGAACTGCTTGCGCTGTTGCGCCAGTTCCGTCACCAATAATAGTGATATTTGGTGTGGCTTGATAATTAAAACCAGGATTATTAATTGAAATAGTATCAACACCAAAAGAGTTAACCGGAATTTCTTCAATATAAACTCCGGATACTATACCTGAAGTTGTTGATACGTTATAAGAAGGAGAACTTGTAACACCGCTTGTTAATATACCTTTTTTCAATGGAACATTAAAATATAAAGTATAATTTGTTGAATTATTTAAATTAGGCAAAAATCTCTTTTCTAATCTTAAATCAAAATTACTATTTGTAATTGAAGGATCCACTCCTTGAATGTATGTAAGTAAAGAATAAGAATTAAAAGAAGAATTAAAAGTATTCAATGTGTTATTTGCAAAGGCTTTTATTGAATTTGTTACCGCTATTTGTAACTGTGATGAAGATAAGGTTGTTTTGTTTGGATTATAATAAACATTTACATTTAAATTTAAGTATGTGTAATCCGGATCCACAAGTGTAGGTTTTACAGTCACTACAGAAATTGGTAACAATACTTGATTAATCAAAGCATTTTTTTGATTTGTATTGAGGGTATAACCACCAGAAGGTTTTAAACAAACAAAAACTTGGCCAAATACTGGCGGATTATTTTCTTCTCCACCCCAAACATTTACAGCATCAAAATAAAAACCTAAATTATTTTGTTGAATTGCTGTAATATAATCATTTTTTGTTACCGCTCTACTCTGCGCAGCAAAGGCTTTTGGTGCTTGAAATTTAATTGAATCAATACTTTCTTTATCACCGCCTTGCGTTGCGGCGAGTTGTGGATAAATTGAATAAGAAGTAAATCCACCTAAAGAATTCATTAAAGTAAAATTATTGGCGTATTGACCTGAAGAACCTTCAGTAATAATATAAGAGATGATTACAATAGCACCATCAGGCAATAATGTACCTAATACTCCGTCACCAAAAATTACATTGTAATAACCGTTAGTTGATTCTTCTATAAAGTAAACATTGTCGGTACTTGTTAAATTTAAATAACTACTTGCAGATTTAAATGTGGTGTATGAAGTGCTTGAACTTGATTGTTGTACCAATACTTGAATAGTGGATGTATCTACATTTGTGTCGGGTAATTGAAATGTATATGTTGGATTAGTTGTGCTATTAACAGTAAAAGTATAAGTTGCAGGTATACCTTGTTTAATGACTAAATTTGTAAAAGATGCTGTTCCCGCATTTGTATTTACGGTAACCGCATCTGTTGTAACAAAATTATAGTTTACGCCATTAATTGCCTCTGACATAAAGTTGGTAAATTTTGGTACAGTATAAGAAGATGATGTCACACCATTTAAGTTCAAAGTAATTTGTGCAGACGGTGCAATTGAAGATTTTGGTACATAATTCAATAACTTAGCGTGTGATACGACAGATGCTCTTTGAAGTGCTGAATCCAAAAACATCTCATTGCCTACTTGATTCAGATAGAATGCTTGATACTGTGTGTTGTATGCAAGAACATCCATTAGAACAGATAATGCTGAACCTTCGTAATTATAATCTTTTAAGACTGTCTGTGAATGTGAAAGAAATGTCTTAAAATTAGTTTTGATATTATCAAAATCTAAATCGGTAAACTGAATAGATGAATTGGCTGCCATATTATCTGTTTCTCTGTAAAATTACTGTAATCGTAGTCGGCGAAGTTAGATTTTGTATAAAAAATGTGATGGTAACATTGTAAGTATTGTGGTCATAGTCGGGTGTTGCAACGATACTTGAAACTGATACTCTAGGTTCATAATTATCAATGACATTTTTTATTTCTCTTTCCAGTATTGCACCAGTCAAAGGTGACATGTTTTCAAACAATATAGAACTGACTGATGAACCCAAATCTGGATTGAACAGTCTTTCATAGTGATTTGTTTGAATCAAATTCCGAACAGACCGAATCACTGCTTGACTATCGTAACTCAAAGCAATATCACCTCCAGCAGGTTTTCTGGTGAAGGTTAAGTCTATGTCGGAAAATACTTTAGTTAAATTTGCCATATCTTATTTATAGTGATTTTTAAACTGAAATTGAATTTTTCAAAACCGAGGTATCGTCCGGAGAATTCTTGGGCCAATATGAAAAATTCGAAATTTTCATTATTGTGGCGCACCCGTAAGACCACCCTG